ACGGTAATTTGATTTATATGCCTTGTTCTACTCATCAAGAATACGAATTGGCTTTAGCAGAATCAAATGAATCAGATTAAAGAAGTCAAAGTAGAAATAAGCGAATCAGTTAGAAAAGGTTTAGCCAAAAAAGTAGAAGCCCACAATTCAAAAGATCCTAAATACAGAGCAACTTTACGTATGTTAATTGCAGTATTTAAAAGAGGCGTTGGTGCATATAATACTAATCCCGGAAGTGTTAGGCCTAGTGTAACCAATGCAGATCAATGGGCATACGCTAGAGTAAATGCTTTCTTAGTTGCATTACGTACCGGTAGATTTCGCGGTGGTAGATTTGATTTAGATTTATTACCAAGCAACCACCCTTTAAGTAGCAAAAAGAGTTTTACAAAAGCACTTTATGATGATTTAGACTTCACTATACCTAAAGGCGCTAAAGAAGAAGCACAAAAAGGATTGAATTGGGTAAGGGAAAATAATCGCGGTGGGACATCAGTTGGTAGAGGATCGGCAAGATACTTAGTAAATAATACAAAAGCTTCACCACAAAAGGTGAGGCAAATTGCTAGATACTTTCCTAGACACGAAGTTGACAAAAGAGCTGAAGGGTATCGAGTAGGCGAGGACGGATTTCCAAGCAATGGGCGTATAGCTTGGGCGTTATGGGGCGGTAACGCAGGTAGATCTTGGGCTAATAAGTTAGTTAGATCTATGAATTTAAGAGATGAAAAAGCAAATTCTGCTCTAGAACTAATAGTACGTAAAAGTAGATTAAAACAAATAGAGATATCTGAACGCAATAAAAGATTTGAAAGTGAAGAAATGAAAGAGATCTTATGGAAATCTTACGATAGCTTATTAAACAATTGGGATCTTACATTGGGTATAGAGTATTTTAAATTACTTAAAGAGCAAGATAAGTTAATTAGTGATTACATAAAAGTAAATCCATTAACGATTGTGGGTAATATTGTGCCTTTAAATAATTTAATTAATAATCATACAAAGAAGTGGTCGGCAGATCTATATGAATTGTATATATCTATGACAACAGACTTCGCTTTTAATCAAGTAGAAATATTGTTGCCAGAAGAATTTAAGTTTAGTGCAACTGAAGAAGATCAGATAAGACGTGCAAGTAGGCGTAAACCTAGACAAGAGGTAATCGTTGAGGGTTTTTATCCTTTAAGATCAAGAAGTGGCGTTACTGTACCTATACAAGAATTAAGATATAACAGAAGCGCTATTGACTTTGTTAGCAAAAGACTTGAAACAACTATGCCTGAACTTGCTAAAACAACAAGGGCAAGATTGGGTAGAGATCTAAGAAAGAGTTATGATCAAGCTATAAGTCTAGGGCTTAGGGGTAAAGATTTAGAAGATTATGTTGCTAATGGTATATCGGACGCACTTGGTAAAAGAAGATTATCTAGAGCTAGTACAATTGCAAGAACAGAGGGCTTGGCCTTATCGCAATTTGGACAAGATGAAGCTGTTAGTCAATTAGGACTTAACCTAGAAAAAGAATGGTTATCTGCAAGGGACGGTGTTGTAAGAGATACACACAGATTAGCCGACGGACAAAGAGTAGAAAAGGGTGCAAATTTTAATGTTGGTGGTTATAATATGAAGTATCCTGCTGATAGTACTCTTGGTGCGCCAGCGGGTGAAGTAATTAATTGTAGATGTACAGTTGTATATCACGAAGTGAGGAAAATTTGAAAAGTCAAGAATGGAAATCAATAGCAGAGCCAATCTTCGCAAGTGAAGTTGAAGGCAAAGTAGAAGCAGTTTTTTCTGTATTTAACACAATAGATTCAGACGGCGATGTCGTATTACCTAATTCAATAAAAAGTGGATATGGGGATAAAGGCGTGGCTATGGTATGGGGACACGATTGGAAAGACGTCATTGGACGCGGTGAAATCATACAAGATAATGACAAAGCAGTATTTAAAGGCGAGTTCATTATGGATACCGAAAGAGGTAGAGAAGCTTATAACACAGTTAAAGCTATGGGCGATCTACAACAATGGTCTTTTGGTTATGAAGTTGTTGATAGCGAAAAAGGTGCATTCCAAAAAGACGGTATGGAAACTCAAGACGTACGTTACTTAAAAGAATTAAAAGTATGGGAAGTTAGTCCGGTATTAGTCGGGGCTAATCAAGAAACCTATACACTTGCTGTTAAAAATGCTACTGAAGAAGTCGAAGAAAAGATTGAAGAAGTAGATGAAACAGACGGGAAAAGATTTACTGATGAAATAACTGATGTGCTTAACGCATTAGTTTCGGTAACAAACAGGGCAAAGGAGCTTACTGCCTTACGCCTAAAGAAAGATAAATTGTTGAGTAAAGAATCAGCAGAAGCTTTATCTACCCTAGCCGATGAGATCCAAGAGATTTATCAAGATATTGATACAATGCTTTCACAAGCTAGTCCGGAAGAAGTAGAAGAAGAAATAAACGTTGAAGCTAACGAAACAATTAAGAGAACAATAGAAATTCTTACTGAAACAGTAGGAATATAAGGAGAACAAACTTGGATATTAAACAAGCAGAAAAGGATCTCCAACAACTTAGGGAAACTACACTTGCTGAATTTTCAGATGTTGATGCTAAAGGCATGGGCGCAGAAAAATTAGCTGAGTGGAATGTCCGTAACGAAGAAATGATCACATTAGCTGAAGATATCAAAACCGCAAAGAAATTTGAGGCAGAGAAAACAGCTATGGAATCCGATTTCGAAAAAGGTAAAGCAGTAGAGCCACAAGCAATACACACAGAAGCTAAAGAAGAAACACCAAGAACTCTTGGTAAAGCTTTATTAGATTCAAATGCTTACAAATCCTTTATGGAAAATGGACAGAAGAACGTTTCATCAGAGTTGAAATGGAATCCACAAGTAGAGTTGAAAACAACTCTTACAGAAACCGGTTACCCACCAGCAGTTACAAGATCAGATTTGATCGTGCCTACTGCAACAAGGGCGCCGTTAACTATTCCAGATCTTATCGACACTATCACAACAGATCAGTTTCAATATAAGTATCTAGAAGAAACAACATTTACTAATAACGCAACAGCAACAGCAGAGGGATCTGCTCTTGGCGAATCAGCATTAGCTTTCACCGAGAAAACTGAAGCTATTAGAAAAATTGGGGCATTCTTGCCTGTAACAGAGGAACTATTAGCCGATGTAACAGCTGTACAAGGATATCTCGACTCAAGATTAAGAACTATGGTAAACCTTGCCGTGTCCGATCAAATTATGGCCGGAGGCGGAACAGGAGCAAACTTAACAGGATTTCTTAATGTATCAGGTATAAATACATTTGATTACTCAAGCTACTCAGGTAACTTAAAGAGAATTGGTCAAGTGTACGAAGCAATTACCGAAATACAAAAGGATAGCTTCTTAAGTCCGGATGCAATAATTATGCACCCAAGCGACTGGTATCAAGTAGTAACCGAAGTTAATGCCGTAACAACAAGTGGATCTTTGAACCCACTATTTGTTGGTGCAGGACAGTTCCAAGGTAATGCAACTGCTTCCCTTTGGGGACTACCAGTTGTACTTGATACAACTCGTCCGGCAGGTACTCCAGTTATTGGTGTATTTGGTGGCGGTCAAGCAGTCCACCTAGTCGCAAGACAAGGTATGGAAGTCGCTATGTCCGACTCACACGATGATAACTTCACAAAAGATATCATGGTTATGAAAGCAACTGTAAGAATGGGTATGCCCGTTTACAGACCAACAGCTTTCTGTACTATTACAAACTTCTAAGAAATTAGAATGGCTTTAATGTCCCACTCGAGCTACGCAAGTAATTCGGGTGGGGTTGAAGCAAGAAAGGAAACAATGAAACTCAAAAAAGATATTTATATGAATGACAAAGGCGAAATCAAAGAGGGATCCGCTAAAGGACTTCCGACTGGTTGGGCTAAAGGTAAAGTACTTGGACGTAAAGGCCAAGAGATTACTGATGCACAAGCTAAAGAGTGGAAAATTGGCGTAAAGGCCAAAGCACCAAAAGAAAATAAATCTAAGTAGGTTTAAATGGGTAATCAATATGTGGATAAATCAGATTTAAAAACGTATATTGGTATATCCGGAAGTGGCCAAGATACAAACATTGATAACGCGATTGACGGCGCTTCAAGACAAATAGATCGTATATGCGGTAGAAATTTTTGGCAAGACGCTTCTGTTACAGATAAACACTATACGCCAATATCTAATCTATTTTTAGATACTGCGGACATATCAACTGCGACAGGTTTAGTAGTTAAGTTAGATACAACAGATGACGGCACGCACGATACGACACTAACAATTAATACAGACTTCATACTCACACCGGTAAATCCTCGTGAAACAAAAATAACAGGGGGAACTTCTTACTATGAGCCATATACACAAATAAAGATATTAGATACTAGATCAAGCGAAAGATTTGATCCGGATATTATTAATAATGTTAAAGTTACTGCTAAATTTGGCTTCTCAATAGTTCCGGAAGATATTAAACAAGCAACCCTCATACAAGCTTTAAGACTGTTTAAAAGAAAAGATACGCCATTCAATGTGTTTGGTAATGAACAGACTGGGACAATAGAATTGTTTAACAGGTTTGATCCGGACGCTATGGCCTTATTGAAAAGGTGGCGTAAGAATACACTTACCGGCATAAAACTTTAATGGCTGTAAACGACAGAATTGAAATACAAGGCATAGATAAGTTAAAGAAAAGACTAGATCTAGCAGGCCTAACAAACAAACCAATAAGAGATCTAATGACTAATTCGGGTAGATTAGTACGTAAGGAAGCAATTAAGAACGCACCGGAATACTCTGGAAGCTTAAAGAGATCTATTCACGTACAAAGAATTAAAACTAAGGGACGTTTACCACAATCTATAAAAGTATATTCAAGTCGTAGTTATGCGAAGTATGTACACGGGGATCCTAAGAAAAGCGGTAGTTTAAGTCTATCAGAGCCTTTTACTAGATCTAAACCCCATTACCCGCCGATTAAAGCATTAAAGCCATGGGCAGAATCAAAAGGCCTAAACCCTTGGGCAGTTCAAAAATCTATTGGTAAAAAAGGTACACCACTTGTGCCGTTTTTCTTAATAGCTTTGGAAGAAACTAAGGAACAAAGAAAATTATTGGTTACAATGGCTACAAAGGACATAGAACGTAAATGGAAAGCAGGAAGATTAAGTGGCTAGTTTAACAAATATTAGAAACGGAATAGGAACTAACTTAGGTGGGATTAGTTCTTTAATTGTTTATAGTTATGTACCGGATTTTATTGAGCCACCTACCGCAGTTGTCGGCGTAGCTTCTTTAGTAGAATACGATGCTTCTATGCAAAGAGGTGCAGATCGTTATGAGATCCCCGTATTTGTTTATGTATCAAGAGTTGACGCACAAGACAGTCAAGAAACCTTAGACGGTTATCTTGCAAGTACAGGATCTTCTTCAATTAAAACAAATATAGAATCAGATGTTACACTAGGTGGTAGCGCAGATTCAACTAGGGTAGTTGAGGCAAAAGAAGTTGGCGTGTATAATGTAAACAACGTTGACTATTTAGGCGTTGAATTTACAGTAGAGGTAATAGCATAATGGAAGTTAAAATCGGTTTTGATACCAAAGATAAAAGATACGAAATAGGCGATACTATTTCAAAAGATGACATAGACAATAAGACATTTGATGCTCTAGTTGAGCAGGGTGTGATAGGTAAAAAAGAAAAAGATCCTATTGTTGCTATGAAGAAAGAAGCAAAGAAAAAATCTAAATCAAATAAGAAAAAAGAGTATAACCCACAGGAAGAAGAAGTATAATGGGATACGGCAGAGGCGGTAGTAAACCGACAAGAAGCACAGGCAGACGTAGAAGAAGAAGGACTGGTAAAAGGTAATGGCGTTTATACACGGTAAAGACACAGAAGTATTTTTTAATAATAATGATTTTGGCCAATATTTTAATAGTATTGACTTCACACGAACAGCAGATGTAAGTGAAACAACTGCATTTGGTAATAGTGCTAAATCTTATGTAACAGGCGACAAGGACGGAACTGTATCAATGTCCGGTTTTTTTGACGCTACTTCAGACGCAATACTTCAACCGTTTCTTGGAAGTGCAACTAATACAGATTTATTAATAGGCCTTAATGGTACAACAGACGGTAAGTCGGTATTATTTGGATCGGGAATAGTAACAAATTATGGGCAATCTAGTCCCGTTGGCGATGTTGTAGCTACTTCGGTAGATATGCAAGC